ACGTTTCGAGAAGGCGAAAGACCCGGAACCGAAGCCTGTTGTTGGGAAGTCAAAAGCGCCAGCGCCGATTAATCCGCTGCGCGGTGCGGTCAACACGGTGGATGCCAACATGGATGCCGATGGCAATTTTCATGGAACGTATCAACAATGGAAAGCCGCCCGTCAAGCAAGGAAAATCCGCTAGTTAAACCCTTTTCTAAAAGGAAATAGAAATGTCCAACAATTTGCTAACCATTAGCAAGATCACCAACGAAGCGTTGATGGTCTTGGAAAACGAACTGACTTTTTCGAGTGAAGTAAACCGCGAGTACGACGATCAATTTGCCGTCGTAGGCGCAAAAATTGGTAACACCCTGAACGTTCGCCGTCCGGGTCGTTTCATCGGTACGACTGGCCCAGCGCTGAACGTTGAAGATTTCAACGAAACCAGCGTACCTGTCACCCTGTCAACTCAGTTCCACGTTGACACCCAGTTCACCACGCAAGACTTGGCCCTGTCGCTTGATATGTTCAGCGACCGTGTGCTGAAGCCTGCTGTGGCGGCTATTGCCAACAAGATCGACTTTGACGGTCTGACAATGGCTAAGAACAGCACCGCTAACATCGTTGGCACCGCTGGCACCCCGCCGACCGGCCTTATCACTTACCTGACTGCCCAAGCGTATCTGGACAGCGAAGGCGCACCCCGTGATGGTCGTCGTTCTTGCATCATCGAGCCATTTACTTCGGCCACCATCGTTGACAGCCTGAAAGGTCTGTTTAACCCACAATCCGCAGTATCGGATCAGTACCAGAAGGGTCTGATGGGTCGTGATTCGGGCGGCATGAACTGGAAGATGGATCAGAACGTGGTCGCGCAGACGTTTGGCGCGTGGACTACAACCGCTGGCACCCTGACCGCGAATACCCAGAGCATTGGTATTTCGACCGGCTGGGCATCATCCTCGACCATCACTCTGACCCACAGCGCTGGCCTGACCCTGCGTCAAGGCGATGTGATCCAGATCGCTAACGTGTTTGCGGTCAACCCGCAGAACCGTCAGGCATATGGTTCGAACAAGCCACGCAATTTTGTGGTTCAGAACACCGTGACTGGTTCGGGTTCGTCTACCATTTCTGTGACTGTTGTTCCGGCAATCATTACCGGCGGTCAGTTCCAGAACGTGACCATCCCAACCACTTCGGCTACCGCGACTGTGACCCCGTTCTCTATCGGTACTTCGGCTACCGGCACCGTATCGCCACAGAACATCATCATGCACCGCAATGCGTTCACGCTGGCGACTGCTGATCTTGAGCTGCCGGATGGCGTTCACTTTGCTGGCCGCGCATCGGACAAAGAGCTAGGTCTGTCGATTCGTGTTGTTCGTCAGTACACGATCAACAACGACTCGATTCCGACCCGTCTTGATGTCTTGTATGGCTGGGCGCCGCTGTACCAAGAACTCGCCTGCCGTGTTGCAGCCTAACCATTGAAAGGAACTAATCATGGCAAACCCCGGCCCAGCAAGTACCCAAACCAACCACCCATCGAATCTAGCCACTAATCAGGCTTACCGCCTGCTGGCTAGTGCGCAGGGTGTCAACCTGAACTCGGTTGCTGACACCGTTGCAGCGGTCGTTAATAGCTCGTCGTACAGCGTTCAGGACATCATCGTGGCAAATGCCAGCGTCAACCTGACCACCGCGCAGCTCGCTGTTTACAGCGGCCCCGGCGCGACAGGCGTGGCAGTCAAAACCGCTTATGCGCTGACCGGCAACTCGGCCAGCGACAAGGTGGTCGTAACTGCTGCCAGCGATACAGACTCGCTTACCGGCGACAATCTGTACATTCGCTGCACGACCGCACAGGGCGCAGCAGCAACCGCCGATGTGTACATTTATGGGTACGACCTGACTTTCTTGCCTTAATCAGAATGGAATAGTCACCGAAGAAGCCGCCCCTGATGGGGTGGCTTTTTCTTATCAAATTGATGAAAGGCCCAGCCATGCTGCCAAGTTTTAGACCCAACGGCCCGACCACCCGCATCACGGTTCCCGCAGCCGCATCAACGCCGCTGCAAATTACCCCGAACACCAACGTCGAAAACAATTATGTGGCGCTTCTGAACGTCGGCGCTGCGACCGTTTCCGTCAGTTTGGGTTCGACTTCAGGCACCACGCCGACCCCTGTTGTACCGTTGACCACCGCGACTACGCCGGGTGTCGTTTTGCCGCCAAATATGATCTATCCGATGGTCATTCCAGCGCCGCGCAATAACTTTTTTGTGTCGATTATCGGCAGCTCTGCGGCTGGCGATGTGTATGTAACGCCTGTTTCGGCTGGATAAGTGATGGCGAATCAAGTCGCCAGCCAGCAAACGATCAATATTGTTCCGGTACAGGGCATTTTTGGCCCTGAGCCGACATTTACGCCGATTACGCTGGTCGGCCCTGCCGGGTCGTACTTTTACCCTGTCATAAATCCGGTTCAATCAGGGCTGACGATCACTAACAGCACGATTGATTCGTCTGTTATTGGCGGGATTACGCCTGCTGCGGCGTATTTCACGACTGCGCAGGTCGCAGCAACCCCGACCGCCGATCAGGATGTCGCCAATAAAGCCTACGTTGACTCAGTTGCGCAGGGTTTAGACATCAAAGCGTCGTGTTTGTACACCACCACCAACAACATCACGCTGTCGGGGCTGGGTACGCAGGCGGGGGGCGATTGGCCTTCGACGCTAACCGCCGGAAGCCGGATTCTGGTCAAAAACCAGACCAATCAGGCTGAAAATGGCATTTATGCGGCCAGCTCGACGGGCTGGACACGCACTAGCGACATGAATAATTGGTCGGAAGTGCCGGGCGCGTTCACATTTATTGAGGATGGCGCGACACTTTCGGCGACCGGCTGGGTCACGACCGCTGGATCAACCGGCACCATCGGCGTAACCAATATGCCGTGGACGCAATTTAGCGGCGCGGGAACGTACACAGCAGGGAATGGCTTGCAACTGATTTCGAATCAGTTTTCGGTCAAGCTAAACGGCACGACTTTGGATGCCAGCTCAAGCGGCCTGCGCATTTCCACGACTTACGCAGGGCAAACCAGCATCACCACGCTTGGAACGATTGGCACGGGCGTGTGGGAAGCCACGGATGTCGCGGTATTGCACGGCGGCACCGGCGCATCGGACGCAGCCGGGGCAAGGGCAAATTTATCGGCTGCGGTATTGGGCGCAAACAACGACATCACCAGTATGTCGGCGATTACTGGATCAATTGCCAGCCCGACATACATTCAGTTCAACACCACGCAAAACCCGCTGCCGACCGACGCGACAGGGCGCATTTACTACGACAGTAATGACCAGTTCCAAACGTTAGCGTTCCAAATGAACGGTAACGTAGTTCAGAAAATTGGTGAAGAACAGTTCTATCGGATTAAGTGTCAGGGCGCGATTACCAAAGGGCAAGTCGTATCGTTTGCCGGTACGCTGGGATCATCGGGCGGTTTAGTTGGTAAAGCCGCAACTGGCCTGACCAAAGACCAAGCGCAATATGTGCTGGGTTTGGCGGCTGAAACTGGTAATAACAACGATTGGATTTTTGTCGTGTCGTTTGGTGAGGTGAAAAACCTAAACACCACGGGCGGCGCTGAAAATTGGGCGCAGGGCGATGAGCTGTATTACAACCCGGCGGTCACGGGTGGCCTAACCAAGATCAAGCCAGCGGTTCCTAATGCGATTGTGCTGGTGGCTGCGGTGGTCAACGTTGGAACGAACAACGGCATTCTGTTTGTGCGGCCTACCTACGGGTCGGTGTTGGGCGGTACGGATGGCAACGTGCAATTCGGAACGCTGAATAATCTGGATGTGCTGCAATACAACGGCACAGGGCAATACTGGACAAATGCGCCAGCCAGCGGCCTGTCGGTTAGCTATGCGACCACCGCAGGCAGCGCAGGATCGGCGACCACGGCAGGCACCGCAACAAATCTTGCGGGTGGTACAACTGGGGCGCTGCCGTATCAAACGGGCGCTGGGGCGACCACATTCCTGAATTTAGGCACATCGACCTATATTCTGACCGCTGGCGCGTCTGCGCCGACATGGACTGATCCTTCGTCAATTACGGTCGGAAACGCAACAAACGCAACAAATGCAACAACCGCAACGAATTTAGCAGGCGGCGCTGCGGCCAGCATTCCTTACCAGACCGGCGCAGGTGCGACTGCGTTTCTGGCTTCGGCTGCGGGGGATGCTGGCAAGGTCTTGCAAAGCAACGGCACCAGCGCCCCGTCGTGGGTTACGCCTGTGGCTTACGCGACGGTTACGGATGACACCACGACCAACGCGACGTATTACCCGCTGCTGGCGAACCAAACCAGCGGCAACCTGACCACGACGTATTCATCGTCCACAAAGCTGCAATACAACCCAAGCACCGGCCAATTTACGGCCACGGGCTTCACAGGATCGGGCGCAAACCTGACCAACCTGCCTGCGGGTCAACTGTCTGGCACGATTCCGTCGGGCGTTTTAGGCAATTCCAGCCTGTTCATTGGCACGACTTCGATTGCATTGAACCGCAGCAGCGCCAGCCAAAGCCTGACCGGGGTTAGCATTGACGGATCGGCAGGGTCGGCCACGACTGCGGGAACGGCGACCAACGCCAACAACATCGCAATTACCGATGACACCAGCACGAATGCGGACTATTTCCCGGTGTGGGTGACAAACTCAACTGGCAACTTGCCTGCGAAGGTCACCAGCACTAAACTGAAATTCAATCCAAGCAGCGGCGCAATGACGGTCACGGGCGGTATTGGCGGGGGTGCATTTTGAACTATGAATGGAAAATTGAGGGCGTTCAGGTCGATGACGGGCTGATTACTGCCGCGAAATACTATTGCCGCGCCATTAATCGCAGCGGGATTGTGGACACCGAAGGCACTTGGTTTTTTAAAGACCCGCAACTCGTCACCCCGATTGCCGATGTGACCGAGGAAATGGTCGTGGATTGGATCAAAGGCCAAGCTGACATTGAAGGTCGGCTGGCCGAACAAATGGATAATCTGGCAGCGCAGGTTCCGATGTCGTTACCGTGGTCGCCGCCCGTGTTTACCCCAAAATTTGAGGATTAAATTATGGCCGCTGTAACTCTTTCACCATTTCTAGGCGTTGGTGGTCAATTATTTGATGACAACGGCAATCCGTTAGCTGGTGGCACAATTAATACATATCTTGCTGGCACAACAACTAATGCAGCTACATACACCACCAGTACTGGAAATATTGCACATACAAATCCAATTGTTTTAGATGCCGCAGGGCGTATTCCGAGTGGTGAAATTTGGCTGTTGTTTAATACTTCATACAAATTTATTGTAAAAGATTCTGCTGGTGCATTAATTGGAACTTTTGACAATATTGGCGGTATTAGCGTTGGGTCAAATGTTCAAAACTACACAGGCAACGGATCAACAGTATCTTTTGCTTTACCAGTAGGCGTAACAATTGTTTTCAATATTTATATTAATGGGGTTTACCAAAATAGAAACACTTATTCAGTAACAGGCGGGAATATTGTATTTACGCAAGCGCCGCCACTTAATTCAATTATTGAAGCGCAGGTATAACTATGGCGCAAACTGGATACACCCCAATCCTAATTTATAGCAGCAGCACGGCTGCGGCTGCGCCTGCGGCTGGTAATCTGACCAACAGCACGTTAGGGTCGGAACTTGCTATTAACATTACCGATGGCAAGTTGTTTTACAAAGACAACGCAAATGCCGTTCAAGTTATTGGCTGGAAGGTTGTTCCGACTACTGCTGGGGGCACGGGCCTAACATCGTATGCGCAGGGTGATCTGCTGTATTACAACAGCGGCACAACTTTAACTGCGCTTACTAAAAGCACAACAGCCACCCGATATTTGTCGAATACTGGCACGAACAATAATCCAGCATGGGCGCAAGTTGATTTAACTAATGGTGTGACAGGGGATTTGCCATATTCAAATTTAGCGCAAGGATCGGCGCTGTCTGTATTAGGTGTGGCTGGAAACGCTACGGCTGATGTCGCTAGTATTGCGGCTGGAACTGACAATCAAGTTTTACGTCGATCAGGCACAAGCGTTGGATTTGGGGCAATTGCATTGAATCAATCCGCTGCCGTTACTGGCACTTTGCCGACT